TGGACTTGACAGTTCAGACTCTAGCGACATACATAGAGAATCAATCAGCAATACAGACTTCTCAAATGAGAATTCAAACAAATGAGTAAACAATTTAAATTTTAAATAAAATGGCAGATTTTTCATTAACCACGCTCTTCGTAGTCCCTTCTACCCAGGCAGGTTTACCAGCAGCGCTGAGTACAACCCAGGATTTAGGTGCAGGAGTATTTGGGTTTTTCAAGAATGACTACACAGCTGATACAGCTGCAGCTACAGGTGCTGCACCTTATTTCTATGCTGCACAAGGTAGAGAAAATACCTATTTGCAGGCTAGCAAACGTTCAGATAAGATAAAAGGTTGTTCAGCCACAGCCAATTGTAATTCTAACGTAACTGAGTATTATAAAGTAAATGGATGTGGAACAGCCTCAAATCAGGTAACTGAAATTAGTGGTTGGACAGTTCAATGTGGTGATGTGATAACTATCACGCTACGTGCACATTCCAGTTATTTAGATACTTTGTATTTCAATGGATGGACAAGATCAGTAACAGTACAGGCACCTTGTTGTGAATGTGATGATACTGGTTGTGAACCAATTGCAGACTTATCTGCATTAATTGACAAGTTAATTGCAAAATTGAGAGAGCAGGCTCCTGGAAACAATCCTGATAACATCTCATTGAATCAATTCTACACTTTTGAAAATGTAGGAGGAGCAATTCTTCGTATTACTGGAAAACCATTAACCAAATATGGTGTACCTTGTGATATTGCTGCGTTTCCTCACGAGTATGATAGAATGTGGTTCAGAACTTTCGTTTACGAAGGTCCTGCTACTACTGCTGACTTCATCGTGGCAGACGCTTGTAACTTCTTAGCAACAGCTAATGTTACACAAAGAGCTACCTATCCTATTGGTACTGCTGCAGAAATTCTTCAGTTAGAGAAAAACTACTACAGCTACCAAGCTGGTTACCTTAAACATTTATATAGAATGATGGGTTATAATCAAAACTATCAACCTTCTCTTGTAGAGGCTGGTGCTGTTTATAACACTTACTATATTAAGTTTAATGAGTATGACAGATCTGCTTATCAGTGGGGTGATTTCATCCCAACAGACAGTATGATCATCATTGCAGCAGTTGTTGGATCTACAATAGATGGAGAGATTAGTACTTTCTTAAATACAGCTCTTGGTCCTATTGCAGCAGTGACTCTTAATACTACTTGTGCTCCAACCACAACTAGTACATCTACTACTGCAGGCCTAACTACAACTACAACTTCTACTCTATTCCCATAAGAATAGTAGAATTGTTTAACCTAAATGTCAGAGGTATGAGAGGATTTCTCTGTCCTCTGACATTTTTATTTAAAGCAATATGGCAAATTTAAATTTAAAGATAGTAGTATTACCAACATACGATGTTGAGTCAATAAATGTAACAGATGCTTCTACCTATCCAGATCCTGATGCAGTGAGTGATGCTTTTTTAGTAGCAACCCCTCCAGGATTTGACCCTGTAAATATTCCTTTTAATGTAGAGAGTTATAACATACTCACTTCTGATGTCTTAGGAATATCAGAACCAGATATTAAGATGCCATTACCTGATGGTATATACCAATTTCATTATTCTATATTTCCTACGTCTGTTGTTGAAAACAACACCAAGATTACTATAATGAGAGTGGATCAACTTCAGGAGAAATTTGATAGTGTGTTTATGACCTTGGACATGATGGAATGTGACCAAGCAATCAAAACACAAGCAAAAGTAGATTTGAATACAATATATCTTCTTATTCAGGGCTCTATAGCAGCAGCTAACAACTGTGCTATCACAGAGGCCAGTGAGCTTTATGGTAAAGCATCTCAGATGCTGGACAACATGCTTAAAAAGAATTGTGGATGTAGTGGTAATAACTATATGAATAATTTTCCTTAATATGAAAGCAACATGTACAGGGTGTGGAGCTCAAATGGGTTGTGGATGTCAGTTGACAAATGGACTATGTCCAGCCTGCTTAGCTAAACAGCAAACGAAATAATGTTAACTCCTAAGATAACATATTGTAAAGAATGCCCAGCCATCTTACCTTTGATTGAAAGCATCAACTGTAAGTTGCATGCATTGAGCCTAAGTGCATACAATAACATTGTATTCTCTTTAAACCTCAATATAAACCAATCAACTGCATTAAGTCTCTTGCATTACAAGAGAATATTAATGTATAAACTTGTAAATTCAGATTATGCTTGTCAATTTAGTGTAGAACAAATTGCAAGCAGAGTAAAAATATTAACAGTAGGAGGAAAAGTAAGTGATTGTTCTTGCAATGAAATTGTAATAACAACTACTACAACCACTACAATAGTCTGTTGTTCATATGTATATAATGTATCAGCTGCCTTATGTCCTGACTGTTTCTTTATAGGACCAGGTACAATACGAAATGCTACACAATTATCTGATGGAAAATACTTTCTTAACACTACTAGTAATTTAATTGTTGTAATAAATGGATTAGGAACATGTAGTACTAGTGATCCTAATACTTTCTTTAATGACGAAGATGGTTTAAACTCTTGTGATGAGATTAAAGGTTTTTGTGCTACTACTACAACCAGTTCATCATCTACATCTACTTCCACCTCAACATCTACATCTACTTCTACATCTACTTCAACAACTACATCAACAACAACACCTACACCAATAACATCAACAACAACAACACCTACACCAACAACTACAACTACCACAACAGTTGCACTTACTACTACTACTTCAACTACTGTAGTAGCACTAATGGCTAATTGTGTAGGTTGTGGTGGTATAGTACCAAATTATTATGTTGGAGTACATGAATTTTGTATTAATTTAGAGCCTGAAGGAGGAGTAGTTATATATCAGCTCTATGCTGAGGCTAACTGTGACAAGTTTGAGATTATTCATAATGGGGTTAAAAAGGCTACCTCAGGTATGACTGTAGCTAATGGAGGGCCATTTGATGATTTATATGGTCCATCAAATATGCCTATATCTCCTGATGAGCTTGATGTAAATCAATTTATAGGAACAGCTAGTCATGCAGCTGGAGGAATTGTTCCAACTAGAAATGCTGCATTTGCTGCAGCAAATCCAAGCTTATCTTATATAACTGTAGGAGCTGGTTATGCCCAACTTATTTGGTGGAATTATACTCCAGCAGATTATGCAGTTAATCCTAATGTGATAGTTAGAGTTACTACTGGACACAGTTCAGATTATGGTATGCAAAGAATGTGTCCTACTCCTGTAGGTACTACTACTACCTCTTCTTCTACTACTACTCCTCCTACTTGTAAACAATATACTTATTCAGTAACAGCTGCAGATAGAACTGCAGCAGATGATGGTATAGTATATATAAGAGTTAAAGGTTGCACTGGAATTATATATGCTATAAAAGAAGTAATTACACATACTTCAACAAGTATATGTGCAGATTCTTCAGTACCACCATTTGAATATATTCTTGTTGGTGGAGTTGAAACAGCAGTAGCAGTTCAACCTACACAAACTGGCAATTGCCCTTAATAAATTAAAAAATAAATAACATGAGCTGTTCAAATTGCTTTAATGGATGCGCAGGGCCTGTATCAGACAAATGCGTTAAATATACAGGGATAGATATCCCTGGTCTTGGTATTGCCAATGGTGATACTTTGCTGCATGTGGAAAATAAAATTACTGAAAAGATATTAGGATTGATGACAGGAGAAGAAATTATACCTGTAATTGATCCTACTGTTATTTGTGATTTGGTAAGTGACTTTTTTCCTTACTGTCCACCACTTACTCTTAATGATGTACTTACTGCATTTGTAAAAGCTATTTGTGTTCTTGATGAAAGAATATTTGAAGCTGAAGATCAATTGGCTGCTCTAAATGAATCTTATGATATAGACTGTCTTGTAGGAGTAGATGCTTCTTCAGATACTCATGATGTAGTTCAGGCTGTCATAAATAAAGTATGTGAAGTATCTGCAGAGCTCACTGCCTTTAAAGAGGATGTAGAAAATCTTTATGTTAAAGAAGCAGATATACAGGGTATTGTTAATACAGCTATTAGTACTGCTCCTGGTGCAGGTAAGAATTACGACAAGATGGTTCCTTATATAGTTTATCCATATTATGGTTCTATAGCAAAATTTGGTATAACAGGAGTAGGAAGTGATGAGTGGGAAAAAGTCTATCTATGTAATGGTGCCAATGGCACGCCTGACATGCGAGGAAGAGTTCCTGTAGGAGTTATTGTTATGGGTAATCAGGCACTTGAATCTGAAGTTGATCCTGCTACTCCTAATGCTGGTAATCCAGATTATATCATCAATGCAAAAGGAGGAAGTAATTTGGTAAAACTTACCAGTGTAGATCAATTACCTAATCATACTCATAATCCTGTTAAAATAACTATTACTGATCCAGGACATTCTCATCCTAATTCTTCACAAAACCCTACTAATGGTAGTGGTAGTGTCTTTGGTTATAATGCTGTTGGTGATGAAGATCATTTTGGTTTAAAATCTACTGAATCTGCACCTACAGGATTAAAAGGGGG